CTTATCACGCGGAATTTTACGACGGATGCGAACATTGTATGTGGTCTGAGGCGGCTGCATTTGCAAGCCCATCTCAGGAGAAGCCATACCCTGTTCAATCGTCTTTTCTTCCAGCTCAACGATCTCTACGTCGTGATCCTGGGTGAGAAGTGCCACCTGAGCCTGATCCAGATCGGTGTAATCTGCTTCAGAAATCTCAGTATCTTCGGACCAGCGCCACTTGATGATGCCCGTCTTGCGGACAAGTGCATCCTTAAACGCAGCGTGGAGAATCGCGAATCCGGGATTATCGTTATAAAAGACATAGTTAATATAATCTGTCTGCTGTGCAGCCAGATCAACCGTTGCAGCATTGCGCGGAGCAAATTCAACGATGTCTTCCGATGCAGTGAAAATACGAAGAAGAGACGGGATAATGGCCTGAACCGTATCCCGCACCTCAGTCATGACGATCTGGGAGCGGCCTTCTTCTTCGTTACCAAAGGGGTCGCCGCGATAGTATTGGGTTGCAAGTGCACGAGCTGGCGCCACAAAACCATCGACATAATCCACAGCATCGTCCACCGACGATTTAACGCTTGACGCAAACTCGGCATCTGACATTTCAGTGCCAAGTTCTTCAGACGCGCCAATTGGATGCACGTTATCGCGATATTCCGTATCTTCGCTCTGGTCAATAAAAGACGCAGCGGCTTTTTGAAGAGATGGGGCGTAAGATACCATTTTTAATTCCAGCTCTTTCCGCGTTTAATAAGGCTAACATTGGACTGTGTTATGCCATATTTTTCAGCAATTGATCTTTGAGACCCAACAGCCGATTTAATTTCGATAACCTGATCTTTCGTCAATTTTGCAGATGGATTCTTCTCACCATCTTGAACAGGACCGCGGCCCTTTTTGACCATATCCTGAGAATTTTCAATGCGAGTGCCAGCAAAAAGATGCTCAGGATTAACACAAGACGGGTTATCGCACTTGTGGCAAATCAGCATACCATCTTCAATTTCATCGCAATGAAATTCATACGAAAGTCTATGCGCGTATTTGTTTTTACCATCAACGCGCAAAAAACCGTAACCTTGTTTGTTGGTGCAGGCAGCCCAAAGCCAACAACCGGAGTTAGGCTCCGGTGATACTTTATCCATCAGCCTATCATAGACTGCCTGATCCATTATTTCTTGCCTTTAGGCTTTGCCTTCTTGCCGCCCTCAACGCCGGTAATTTTACCTTTGTTGGCTGAAGCATAGAAAACGCTGGTTCCTTTCTTGGAACCATACTCTTTTTCCATAGCGGCTTTGATCTTTTCGCCCTTTTTGGTGATCGGCATATTACTTGCCTTTCTTCATCATGCCCTTATCGGACTTGATGTCTTTCTTGGACGTTTCTTTGTAGCCCATCTTCTTGTCCATCTTTATGTCCTTAGCGGACTTTTCGATGCCAACCATTTTTTTCATCGACTTAGCCATGATTCCTCACTTAAGCTGCTTGAGCTTGTAGAACGTGGTCGAAAACAGATCGGTAAGAATATCGATCAGACTTTCAAGCATAGGGTTGTTCTTGGAAAGTGCATCACGGTTTTCCGCGATCCACATGGCATGTGAGCTGATCTGCTCAACAATGTCTTCGGGCGTGACGTTGCCCATCTCGACTTTGCCAATCAAACCGTACCATCCTTGGTACGACTCAACGATTGAGTCGATCTGGTCAATCACTTCTTCATAAAATTTGCCAAGCGTCTTGTGCTGGGCATAGCTATCGGTTTTCCAATGCGCCAGATGGGCGGCATGGCTGACCGTAAAGCAGCGAGAAACCAGTTCTTCAATCATGACTATTAGCAGCCAGCCTTAACGGCCTTCATGAACTGAGTCGGGGCCTTAGCGCCCGTCTTGGACCTACCCAAGTCCATCATGTTCTGCTTCGGCTTGCCTTCCATGTACTTGGTAGGAGCTTTGCCGCCCTTCTTGTCCATAGATTCATGAGCAGTCTTAGTATACTTTTTCATGGCTGATTCCTTTAAGCGTTCGTGATTTCGGTGACGGAAATATCGACGTTCGTGCCACCACCGCGAAGAACAGCAAGTTTGTCACCAGGTGAGACAACGAGGTATTCGATAAGGCCGCACGGAACAATCGTGTTGCTCGTCGTAGCTGTTGGGTTTGTACCGACAAGAACGTGGATATGAGCGCCTGAGCCGGTCAGATTGCTGGTGGCAATACGGACAAGAGTTGTTTCCGCGCCGAAAGCCGTTGTCTGCAAGCTTGACGCCGTTGCCGTCAAAACCTGAGCCGTACCCAACTTGCCGACAATGGCTGGATAAAGATTACCAGCCTGATCCTTTTGAAGCTTGCTCATGATTACATCCCGAAAATTGGTTTGCCGGACTTCAGCTTGCGCTTCAAGCCAGAAGCTTTGCCAGCCTTCACGGTCGCCGCATGTTGTGCGGAGCTTTGTCGCGCACCAGTGGGAGCCATCGAGTCATGGCTCAGGTCATACCCGCCGCTTCCTTGAGGGGTAAGCTGTTTTTTGGCGTCGGCAGACATAAAGGCGTCGTGAAGGCCGGCAAAGGGAGTTGTAGGATTTTTAGGCATAGATGGGCCTTTGTTACTTGACGTAGGAAAATACTTCATTCCAGAGCAATAGACAACCTACGGGTTACTTGCTCTTGCTTTTAGCCGCAGCTCGCATGTTGTCTACGAGATTCGGATAAGGTCGGCCTGCCGCTTTTGCCATAGCTTTAGTAGAAGCTTTCTTGGCCGGAGACAATTTCTTGTCTTTCTTTGTCGGGTCTGGTGTCTTCCAAACAGGCTTTTTCATTTGCCCTTCCCTTTGTTGCGCGAAGAAATCGCAGCGGCTTTTGATTTGGCATCAGCCTTTGAACTAGCGCCCCATGCTTTCAAAGACAAAAGCAGACGGGTGGGTTCGCCATTCGGCTTATGCTCTGGCCCAGCCATGTTACCCATGCGAGCCAAGAACGACGCCCGTCGCGGATTGTCTCCCGACTTAACTGGCGCTTTCAGATTCATTCCTTCAGCTTTTGCTGAAGCGCGGCCCTTGGCGTTCAACCCACCTTTAGGGTTTTTACCTTCAGACCGCTGCCATGCTGGTGTCTTAGCCATTATCCCTCACTTTGTAGCGGGAGCCGTAGCTTGAATAGGTTGCATTGTTCCGGTTTGGGGCGAGAATTGCATACCGCCATAAGTGCCACCAAAACCATTATTAAACCCGCCACCAAGAAGTCCATATGGCATCAATCCGGCCATATTGTATTGCTGAACAGGCTGGGGAACATTGGCAACAGGCATAGAAGGCGTTGGTGTAGGGGCAGACGGCATTGGCATTGCATTGGGGTAAAAACGCGGAGTAAACCCAGTTCCTTGAACCGGATTTGCATTTCTAATAGCGTTAATCTGATCCCCAAACAAAAAATTAAAAAGTTTGGTTGCTACAGGATTTCCGTATCCTTCAGATTGCCACTGAAGAGGATATTGGTCAGATGTTTTTACATATCCTGGGCTATTAGGATCAGTAAAGCTAATTCTGTACGGCTGATAGTAATTCGGGGTCATTCCCGATTCTCCTAGACAATTCCAGCAATAGAACGCTTGAGCGGCTTACCAGGCTTCCATGCCAAAGCGCGACCACCAATCTGAGCTGCTTGACCAGCAAAGGTCAAACACAAAGCGTCGGCCAAGTCGGGGGACCGCATCCCGCGACGGCGCATTGAATCCTTAGACTCTACCACAATTTTTCCAAGAGAGGTAAAGCTATAACGCGGGGCGACCAGCTCCTGCCGCAGCGACTCGTCATTGGGCAGCTTAACGGCTCGCGTCCCAAGCCAATCTTTGACCGACATCCAAAGATCATCGCGCAACTTATTGGCATTAGGATTCATAGCTGAAGACTCAGCCACGTTTACGTCCACGACGTTGTAACCCATCTCGCGTAATCGGTCGGCTACACCTGACCCCAGACCAATCGTATCGACGCAAATTTCAGTCGGGTTATCAAGCTTAGCCTCGTTCACAACCGTACCCACGGTCTG